TATTACGAGAGGCACGATCTTTTTTTGACGAAGATGAAGATTGGAACTTATCATATTCGTGTCTATAATCTCTTTTCATTTTGCTTTTTTAGGAGTAAGTAATGTTGTAAAAAATGCACCACCAATCTTAACTCCTTTTTTTAATAATGATTTTATTTTCTTTTTTTTATTTTTTTTATTTCTTTGTTCTGCCACATATTGACTAATTTTTTTTCCTCCTTTTTCTCCGGTAATATCAACTTTACCTTTTTTTAATTCTTTTTTTGCTTTCATTTCTGCTTCATATTCTTCTTTTGACGCATAACTTGGTTCAAAAGACATTCTATATTTTTTGCCTCGTTTACGTAATGCTAATCTTTGTCTAGCTTCTTTGGATAACGGAAATTTTTTTATCTTATCATCACTCATTATTATTCCTTATGTGTTGTTCTGCCATTTTATATGCAGTTTCTTTAGAATGACCTTTTAGCATTTTAAATTCTGCATACTGTTTTATTTGTATTTGTCTATGCAATTCTACTTCTGCTTTAAGAGAACGTTCCATACTTTCAGCTACTTTTTTATTTCGCTCTAATATTTTTTTATTTGTCATTTTGTACTTTTAACTATTTGGTCTAATTGATTTGCATATCGTTGTACTGCATTTTGTTTGGCAGCTTCAGAAACATTTGGATTACGTAAAATTTCTTTAGTCCTATCACGTAATTGTGTAGCTAGTTTTCTTTCACTAGGTGAAATACGACCCTCATCTACTAATGTTTTAAATCTTTTATTAAGTTTAGCATAAAATATTTCTTGTCTATTTTTAAGTAAACTTTTTTTAGGTGGTGTTTCTTTTTTGTTTTTATTTAAATCAAGTTTTTGTTGAGTACGACCTTTACTTTGTTTTGCATATTTAGGACTACTACGTACTTTATCAACATATGCTTTAACATCTTTCATAAATGGAGAACCTTTTTTTACTTGTTCAGATGTTACGTCATTTAATTTTTGTTTTACTCCACCGGTCTTTATTTTTTGATGTTTATTGCGTATAAATATTCTATTAACTTGGTATCTTAATTGATTAAAAGTCATACCTAATTCTTTGGCTCTCTTAACAATAAGAGCATCTAAATATTTTTTAGGGTTTGCGGCTTGGTCATAAGCCATATCTTCTTTTGATCTTTGATTTTGTTTATCTCTATCTTTGTTTGCCCGTGAAGTAAAAGTTCTATCTCTAGTTATTTTTGGTTTAGTCTTTTTACTCATAGTTGTATTTTTTGCACCGGCAGGTGCTTTATCTGATACTCCTTTTACTCCTTTTTTTATATCTCTTACATCATCTACTTTTTCTTCTTTTGTTTGTGTTTTCTTTTCTTGTTGTTTTTGTTTTCTTTTAGTAAACAGACTTTTATCCATTCTTCTTTTTGGTGAACTTTCCCTCATTGCAGAAGCATCTCTAGGACTATCTGCTTTCTTTTTTCTAAATGCGTTCATAACTTTTTTTCCTAACGCACTTGCCATATTTATTGTTTTTTCTCCTGCTTTTGTTTTAGCAAGTATTTTTCCACCTTTATAAAGATAACGAACACCTGCAAGTGTTACACCACCTATTCCTACTAAACTTGCTATTTTTAACGCATCAGAAACTTTACCTGTACCTTCTTTTCGTGGACCTCTACGTTCTTTTCTACCTTGAGCACCACCTACTGAACGTTTTTCTAATTTAGGAGGATTACTATTTTTTCTAATTGTAGCTGTACCTTCAGATTCACGTTTTATTTTTGTAATTTCTTTATCTAAATTTTCTTTGAATCTGGGATCTAAAGAATCTTTTTTATTTTCAGGTGGTGCAATATTTGTTTTTGTAATTGTTTTTTGATTATTTGGAGATACAAATACAAATTTATTACCTTGCTGTTTAATATCTATTTTGTCTGTGGCTACACCTTTTTTAGCTAAACGCTCACGCAAATAAGCACGATACTTACCCATATTTGCTCTAGCTAAATAATTAGTAGGATTACGTCTAAGTTCTTTTCTACGATCTTGAGGTGTTGCCATAATTTACCCTTTTTTCTTTTTTAACATAATAATTCTTCTTTGTACACTTTTAGGCAAATCTTTAAAATGAAATAATTTTTTGCTAGACGCATTATGCGTTTTGCCAGAGTGTAAAGAACCATCAGGCATTTTATGAGTTCCGCCTTTATGTTCTTTACCATCTTTGCTGTAATGAGGAACACCTTTCATTACTTCTTCTTTTTCTTTTTAGTTTTCATTGGCTTTGGCATTTTATATCCGGGCATTTTACTTTCCTTTCTTTTTTTTATTTTTTAATCGTATTGACATTGCTTTAGCTTTACGCCGTGCATCTTCTTTACTTGATGCACCCCACGCTCTTAATGACAAAAGTAAACGAGTTGGTCTACCTTTGCTATCTCGTTCAGGGCCGGGCATATTTCCCATCCTAGCTAAAAAGGATGCACGTCTAGGATTATCTCCAGACTTTACAGGTGCTTTTAATGTGCCGCCCTTATAAGAAGCACGACCTTTTGCATTTAAACCACCTTTGGGATTCTTACCTTCTTTACGTGTCCAAGCCGGTGTACTAGGCATTAGAACACCACATAAAGAATTACTGATACGACAATATATGTAATCATAACCAAACCTTAACAGAAAAAAAAAAAAATTGCAACGAACCTTGAAAGACTTTAATGAGTGAGTAGGTGGTATTTATATCGGATTGACCGACTTTTCTAACCCACCCTGACCTTATATCATATATGACTTGTGCTACTTTAGGTCAATATTAATACTAAAATCACCCTTGACCAAGTGTTGGTGCTTGTCTGGTGCTTTGAATCCTGCCCTGTCAAGTATATCCTTACTAGCTTCTAGCTGTACGTACTCAGACTTAGCACCAACACATAGATCAAGTAACCTAGACTGTGCCTTGACTGCACTCATTCCCAAGTTATGGGTGATTTGTTCAAACATATACTTCTGTACTTCTGGATTCCGTAGCATACGGCTTGCACTTACTCTGGAACTATTACCCTTGTATCCTGCGAGTTTTGACGCTTCAGTTATCGTGCATCCTGTAGCTACGAGTGTATCGACTAGTTTCTTTGCTTTTGCAGATATGACTTTAGTCTTTAATGCAACGGACATAATCTTCATATATCAAGTATGAATGAAAAAGTCAACATACCTATTGTAGTAATGATTCCTAAACTACTCTGAAGAAGAGTAGTTAAGTAATCCTAACTAGCCCTGCAGGCGGCTGTAATACCCAGTATTACCAATGATATATGAACAACACAGAATAGCACACTACCAAGCCACTCTTTATTTTAATTCTTGGGTGGTGATTCTTGCTCAAGACAATTTATTGATTCCCCTAATTTTATGCATTGGTGGTGGGCGTGCTTTATTAGCCCTTCGGGCCACGCCCCCATTATATTAAGAAAAGGCATAAAATTAGACTAACGCCTCAAAAATTGTCTTGAGCAAGAATCAGTAGTGTGCAATTCTGTTGGGTGATTATATTAATTATATATAGTCGTTAACATTTAATATTCATTTCAAACAAAAGGAGTAAAAAATGGTAAAAATGTTAAAAAAAGCAAAAGTTACTGAATTCCAAGCAGTAGCAGATAGTATCATCAAAATGGTAGATGATAACTACACACTTACAAATAAATTTGACCCTGCAAGAATTCTTGTTTCAGGTATTTGTAATTCACTACACGACTTCTTCATTCCTAACGCAAAAGAGTGGGTTGAAAAATGTACTGATAAGGTTCAGGCCTTGAATGAGTACAAGACAACTAAAAAGGAGCAAGACCAAGAAATCGCAGGTGATACTCAAACACGTCAAGATAAAATAAATCTTCAAGACGCTATTGAGAATACACGTGAAAATCTTGGCTCTGCACAAGAAGAACTTACAGTTGCCAATAAAAAGGTAGAGCAACTGGAACTTATGCTTACAGAAATGAAGGCCGTTTATGAATGGACATTCAAGGTAACTTGGTTTCCTAAAACAGAAAAAGGGTCTGAACTTCCAGAACGTCTTTCTAAATAGTTCCTTCCATAAAGGTAAGGCCTCTCGTAGGTCTTACC